TTACAAAGGCATTGATTGCTTCTATAGGCTTTTCTTTAAATGTCTTAGCGAACTGCTCGGATGACATTCCTGCTACTTTTGCGAATAAATCAATTTTAGATTGTCCTTCGTCAAATTCTTTGACCATGTCTTTCAATGCGCTTTTGGTGTAGCCTGTTTTATTGGCCATCTCCTCTAGCGTTTCGCCGCCCTTTTCAATAGCTGCTCTTACATCTTGATATGTTACACCAACTCTACTTAATTCACCTTGAAATGCCTTAAACGCTTCTTGTGGTCCCATTACTGCGTTTTGCATTTTGGTCATAACCTTAGACATTGAGGATCCACCTGCATCAGCTTCAATTCCCAATGAACTCATTGCAGTAGCTAGGGCAAGTACATTCTGTTGGGTCAATCCTATCTGATGTCCTGAACCTGCTAGCCTCATAGCCATTGCAGTAATCTCGGATTCAGTAGTTGCGTAGTTATTGCCTAGGTATACTATAGATGACCCAAGTCTATCTACCTGACCAAGTGACCCACCCATGATATTTGTAAATCTTGCTATTGATGTAGCTGCGTCTGTTGCACTTAGGTTTGTAGCTTCACCCATTTGCACCATTGTCTTTGAAAATGACAAGACATCATTAGCCTTAACACCCAACTGACCTGCAGCCTCTACTACTCCCGCTATTTCAACTGCAGATGTCGGCATGGTCTTAGACATTTCAATTATTCCATTTTCAAGATCTTTATAGGAAATGACTAGATTGCCATTCTTGTCTCTGACTTCATCTACTGTCTTTCTTACTCCTGTAAATGCAGTTTCTAAGTCACTAGCAACTTTAACAGTAGCGCCTATTCCTGCCAATAGCGGGATTGATACCCTTTTAGAATATGAATCACCTATATTTGAAATAGTCTTGCCTGTGTTTGATAGCTTGTCCGACACCCTCTTAGCTGTGCTTCCTACATTTGAATACTCATTCTCAAACTCCTTGGCCTTGGCAGTAGCTTCTGCTAGTTCTTTTTCAAGCTTATTTACTTCAACGGAGTTTGCACCAAATTCTTGCTTGGCTACTTTCAGACTTTCTTCAAGGCTCTTGACCTCTTGCTTGGTAGTGGCCATAGCCTCTTTTAAATAGGTCTGCCTTACTTTAAGCTTATCAGATTCACTTGCATTGTTACCTAGTGCCGTGACCTGTGCATTATATTTTGCAGTTAATGCATCCATCTTAGATGTGACCTTGTCCTGTTCAGAAGCAAGTTCCCTTAGCTTTTCTTTTCTTTCCTGGCTCGCCTTAGCAGCTGCACTTTCAGCCTTCTGTGCTTCAGCTAGCTTCTGATTAGTTATGCTTATCTGATTACCAAGGGTAGCTTCTGCCTTTTGTGAGTCCATAAGCTGACTGGCCCACTTCTTAGCCTCTGTGGAATTCTCGCCCATGGTCTTCTTGGCATTTTCTAGGGCCTTCCTGATTTCCTCAGTCTTTTCCTTCTGTAAGGCCTGCTTCTGCTTTAAGTGGTCTAGGGTAGCACCTAACTTTTCAGACTCTGACCCTGTTAATTTCATCTGCTCTGACTGTAGCTTAAATGACTTTGTTAGGTTTGTAATTTCACTTTGAATGCCCTTAATAGAAGCGTTGAACTGACTATTAATCAGCTTATATTCTATATTGACCTCTCTGCTTGTTTTTTTAGCCATGTTATTCCCCCTTTCTTTAAAATTTTTTCAATAAAAAAAGCCCCAAAAATATGGGGCTAATCTATACTACTGTTTAAGTAATTGTCTATGGCAATTTTATTCACTGCTATAGACATTAACATGGATATAGGGATTTCCCATATATCCTGACCTAAACCGAAATAAAAGGCAAATAATGAGAAGAACTCCTCAACATTGCTAGGATCTAGCGTTGGTGTTTTTTTTTCTTGCCATTAGATGCCTGCTTTGGTGTGGCCTTCTTAAAATCACCAGGCATCTTTCCTGGTCTAGTTATTAAATTTGTTAACACTTCTGTGTATATCTCAGTTAAGTCTTGGAAATTAAGGTCTGCCACTTCTAAGAATTCATCAATGCTTAGTGGATTTTTATTTTCCATCGTGTAGCAAATATAAGCAAGATCCATAAGAAGGATATCATCCATTGGCAACGAATCAAACCCTATTTCATTTCCCATGCTTGTCTTGATTATCCCTGATATAAAGTCCTTGTTAAGTAGACCCTTTATCTGTGCGTCTCTTAATGCTCCAAGTGTTAGGTGTGTATTTATTTTAAATTCTCCACCCTCAATTAATTTGATTGATGTAAGTGCCATATTGACCCCCTTTTAAATATTTTAATTCGTTTATGCCTTTAGCTTGCTTGCGTCAAACTTTGAATGCCATGTATCAGCAACAGTTCCAAGTTCTGACCTAAACCCTCTATACATAAACTTGCCCATTTCATCAGCAGTTATTGAAAATTCAAGTTCTATCTCTGCTACTTCTTCCTCACCATTCTTGATAGACAGAGTTAGTCCTGATGTAACTGCAGCCTTTGGCCAAGCAAGAAACTCTTCATCTGTTTCCATTAGGTCATATGCTGAAAATGTCAAGCACCCTACTTTGCCAAGAGAGCTATCACCATATGCATATACACCCGGCTTAAATCCTGTTGTATCTATACCAAATATTTTATTTAGGACATCTCTTTCAATATGACCTACAAACTTTAGCTTCTGACCAACCACCTTGGCCCTCTTTTCCTTATCGACTCCCTCGCACTTCTTAACGATTGTTTTGATTTCGGATTCGACTTCTAACTCACCAGTGCAGCCTAACTTCTTTGATGCAGTTTCACCCTCAAATAATATATGGGCATTTGTAACTTTAAAATATGAAAACTGGCTATCTCTCTGCGTTGCTCCCATCTTATCTTCTCCTATTCTAAATACTAATATTTTCATCAATGATTTTAATTACATCATTAAATATCTTATCCTCTTTGCTTTCCAATCCTTTTTGGAAGAACTCCTGGGCGACTGGGTTATTTTTCCCTATTCCTTGGTCAGGGAATACTAGATATTTGTAAGGGCTTTTAGGTGATATTTCAAATCCTAAATTAAAATTCCTACTCTTTAGCGAACTTCTATCTTTAGCGTGCGCCTTTTTCCTATCAGACTTAGGCATAAATCCTATTATCCCCTGAATGGCATATTGGCCGCCTTTTGTGTGCAAATATTCATTTAGCTTGCTTTCAAGAGCTGAACTTGTCTTTTTTAAACCCTCGGCTATCTTCTCACTTTGTTCAGGCTTTAATATGAAGGATATCCTGCTCATAGGCTACCCTCTACACATCCTGTGAATGTGAATAAATGTAAAAGTAGTCATGCTAGCCTCTACATCTAAGCCTTCTATCTTCCCAACCTGTGTTTCGCAAGAATTAAATAATAGTCTGTGATCGTCACACATTTCTATTATTTTGAATTTGTCCAGGACCATTTTTTCCCTAGTCACAAAATACAAATAAAATTCTTGCTGATATTGATTTGTTGACGTGTCAGGCTTTTTGATATCGCCATCATCATCATAAATAAAGAACGACTTATTCTCCTTGACCTCGTCTTTTCTTATGTCGGTGGCAAATACTGGTGCTATTGCCTCTAATTGGTCAAGTAGCCCCTGTAGATTTTTAATCATCTAGCCCACCTCTTTTCTGTAAATACAAATATGTAAATCGACCTGTTAGATCGTCATCCATTTTAACGATATCGAAGTAGGCATTGTCAATTCTTATTAACTGGGTCATTTCTAAGTCCTTGACCTTGTAGACTTTGATTTTAAGGTCTACCCTTGACTCAATCCCAAAGTAATTTGTAAAATCTTCATACTTGAAATACTTGGTTTTATATTTCAAAAAACCCAACCTTACAAATCTATTACCTACAACTGCCTTCTTCTCATCTCTTACTGTTTTCTTGACTCCATATTCAAGTAGTCCACTATTTAATTCTTCAGATGTTCTCTTGTTAGGTTTCATCTTGCTAGTCCCCCAAACTGTGCTTAATCTGCAGATTTAAAATATCACTCTTAAAGTCATCCTCAAATGAGTAGATTGCCCCGTTCCAGGCATAGAAGCAATATTCTTTTAATAGCTTTCTTGCTGATATCTCAGTATCAAAGTTAGTCTTGCCAACCCTTGATTTGATGAAGTCTTGACCTTCCAAAATCATTGTATTAATTTTAGGATCGTCATATTCCCAAGTAACATCAAGCCTTGCTTTCACCTCTTCTAGTAGCGTCATGCTATCACCTACATCTCTTCGTCAAGCACTTCTTCCACATAGTCTGCGTTAAACATTTCCTGGGTCTTTTTGTTTATTTCATCAAACCTAGTCCTTGTTACTGAAAATATATCTCCACTATATCTTATTACATTATCTTGTAAGTCCTCAAAATCAAATAAGACTCTTGCCTTAACATCTTCTGATGCCTTAACCTTTTTTGATGCCATAATCTGTCCCCCTTTACTTATAAAGGCCAGTGATTAACACCGGCCGTCATACTTATAAAATCTTATACGCTTGGAATAGCCATTGCAGCAATATTGAATACCAAGAATGACTTAGGTTCAATTGGTTGACCATGTCCTAATAGCTTCTGTGCGTATACTCTTTCATCTTCTAAGAACTGATATTCATCTGAATATACTACAGGACCATTAAATCCTATGCCAAGGAAGTAATCATCAGGAATACACGCTATAAGCTTGCCTTCAGGAACAAATGCTGACTGGCATACTTCTGCGTTTATTGGTAGTACATTAAATACATACTGACCTGCAGCACTTAGCACTGTAGTCTGTGGGAATATTTTTTCCCAATAATCACCAGGATTGCAAATCAACAATACATTGTTAACAGTCTTAACCTTCTTATCTACAAGTGGCTTCATTACATTTTTACCAAGTGTTCCAGGCTTTAGGTCGTTAAGTGCGACTGCTGCCTTATCAGGATATCCAGTAGTAGCTGACTTCGCCTGCGTGATATCCTTTAGCATACCAACTGGGCAATCTACTCCGTTACCTTCAATTATTGCCTTTTCTAGGCCTATAGCTATTGATTCAGCTAGTAGTACTCTAACAAATTTATCTATCCACAAATCACCAAGAACTAATATATCATTAGATACTGGGATAAATGCAGTTAGCTTATTAAGAGTAGTATTTACTACAGTAAATGAGTTATCTAGCTTCTTCTTGATTTCAGTTCCAAGCTTACCCCAAACAGCTCCTTCTGCATCTGACTTTCTGGCAAGCCACTTAGTTATTCCAGTAGTGTTTACAAACTGAATCTTCTGTAGAAGTGGATGTTCTGCCTCAATATCCTTAAATATTCTATCTATTATTGTGATAGGCATTAATTCTTCAATGCCTCTAAATCCACCAGTAGATAGGACCTGTGCATAGTATTTCTTTTCGTGACTTGTCAAGGCTCTTAGTCCTCTTGACTCAAGAACTCTTGAATCTGATAAATCATCTGTTGCGGCCTGCTTTGCCTGCGCTATTATATCCTGTTCAATTTGTGCAGCAAGGGCAACCTGCGCCTTTGCAAATGCCTCTTCATTTTCTGCCCTAGCTAGATCTAGTGCTAGCGCCTGTATATTCGTTTCGTTATCTTTGTTTAGTAAAGCCATATTGTAATGTCCTCTCTTTCTTATCTAAATTTATTCATATAAAAAGAACCCTTGTTCTGTGTTTTGTCGGATTCTTTTCGCATGGCAATGTACTTGCCAATTATTGAGTTTTTGATTTCTTCAGGGTCTTCTTCCGGTTCCTTTGGTTCTGCCGGTTCTTCCTCGATTTCTTCATCAGCCAAGCCAAGGGCTATTGACTCTTCTGCAGTCAAATAGCTTTCAGCGTTAAGTAGTGCTTTTAGTTCTTCGACTGTTCCTGAAAATCTTGTCATGTAAATATTAGATATGCTATCTGATATCTTGTCTAGGTCATCTGCAACCTTCCTTAACTCGTCTGCATTCCCTGCTGCAAAAGTCCATGCATTATGGATCATTAGCATTGTCCCAACACCCATCAAAATCTTATCACCTGCCATGGCTATCACTGAACCTGCACTCGCAGCCATTCCATCTACTTTGACTGTGACCTTACCTTTGTAGTCTTTTAGAATATTGTAAATGCTTATTCCTGCAAACACATCTCCGCCATTGGTATTTATCCTAACAATGATATCTTCACCATCAGCTTCCTTTAATGCTGCCATTACATTTTGAGGGCAAATATACTCATCTGAGTCAAAATACCATGCCTTACCATTTACCACCGGCCCATACAACACTAACTCCTTTAGTCCGTTATTGTCGACCAACTCACATCTTGCTTTAATTACCTTATTCTCCATCTATCTCACCCCCTTTCTGATTAACTGGTTGATAGTTCTTTGTCTCCATATATTCATTGGCCCAATCTTCTCCTATCTCTTCATATTTCAATAGTCTTCTTACTTCATTAGTGTTTAAAGTCCTTATTCTATATAGGGCCTCTACACTTGCAGCAATCTTGGTTAGGTCATAAGATTTAATTGAAGATGTCTTGATTATCATCTTAGTCCCTTCTAAGTATGATTTCTTCCCATATAGTTTTCTGTTGATTTCATCTTCCAACTGCCCTGCAATAGGATTTATGCAGAATGAAATAAAGTTATCTGTCATAGCTTCCACATCTGCAGTATCACCCTTTAAAAGTCCTCTAGGGATATTGAATATATCAGCCACCATATTTACAATATCGTCAAATGCACCTCGTATATCATCAGTTTCTCTATATTTCGACCCAGACCCATTGAACTCTGATGTCTTATCTTCAATTTCTAGGCCCTTTTCAATTGGTGTCGCTGAATCAGATTCAGAAAAATATCCTACTAACCTATTTTTGAATAAATCGTCTAGCCTTAAATCGTATTCAGTCTGACCAGTTTCAGGATCCACAGTATTCTTAAATGTTTCAAACATGGTATCAATTTTAACTAATACCTTCCTTGAATTCTTCCTATTGTAATTCTTAACTGCACTTGTTAGAACTTTTCCAAACATTGTATAAACACTTGTTACAAGTTGCTTTACATTTTTGTTTGATAACTTTAAGTGCAAGACATCACTTTCCTTGAATTCCCTATTGAATATAAAGTCCCCAATTCTTACATCCTTATAGACGTTGTCCTTGACTGCTCTTTCCATAATGGTGTAACTATCTGCTATTAGCCAGTAGCCTTCATAGGACTGAACTATTAATGCCCCATTAGGATTAACCACCATTTCAAGCACTAGCTTATTCCAAAAATCAGTTATATTTTGATTTATGTTAGGCTCAACATTGAATTGATACCATACTTCGCCTTTTTTGATTTTTCCCTTTTCGTATGTTTCGATTGTACATTGGCTTAATGCATTGGCGATCTTGTTAATACACATACTTATTGCATATTCAAGATATACTTGTTCTGATGCCAATGGAATGGTTATCCCATCAAGCATAAAATCCCCCACTGGTAGCATATCAAGTCTCTGCTTGTTACTCCCAGTTAGTACTTCCATCATTTTGTTAAATACTCCCATCTCTCCACCCCCTTTCTTGTTAATATGTGTATGTTTTAAATCCCTTGTTAATATTGGCCATTGTGGCTATCCTTATAGAGTCCCGTTTTAACATAGCGTGAATAAATGCCATAAATCCATCTGTCTTTCGTCTTTCAGGATCCTGCTTTTGATAAGTCTTATTTCCCTTACCATCAGTGACTACCTTAACGTTGTTCGTATACCATCTCATCATCATATCATCACCAAATACAAGGTTGTTATCAGCAAATAGCTTTTCAATTATTGGTGCAATTTTCCCGTGAGAAATAGGACCACTTCTAACTGTGGTAAGTGGCAGACCTACCTCGTTGAAATCGTCCTTAATTAGTTCATATCTATAATCATCTGTTGCTATCGCTTCAATGATATACCTATTCTCTTTTACTTCATTCAAGAACCAACTTGTCAAATATCTAGGATCCATTGTTTTTCCTGGAACAATAGTAACTAGTCCCTCACTAATGGCCCTATCTAAATCCACCTTGAATTTTACTAGCTTTAGACTCTCTTCGACAATGAATGTATGGTGCTTAAAATAGTACTTAGTATTGTCATTGACTATCTTCTTGAACAATAACCCAACACCTATGAAGTCTCTCGAACTCGCATAGTCTACACCACCAACACATGAACACCCCATAAAGTCCTTCCAGTTTACCTCTTGATTGGTTGCCAGGATATCTTCCCAAGAAGCAACAGCAGTGTCTGTATCTTCCATGGTGAAATTTAAACGCTTGGTTATAAACTCAACCTTCATATGTGGTCTTTTCTTAGCATTCCTAAATGCATCCTTATATTCTTGCTCTAGAATAGGCAAGTATGGAATCATTGGATTTGCCTTGACCCATAGGCTGGGGTCGTCCCATTCTTCGTATCTGTCAATGACTGCAATAAAAGGGAATAGTTTGGATTCTAAGTCTTGTTCAAGTAAGCATTCCTTACCTTCTGTTACTAGGTCATCTAATACCCCACCTCTGACATATCCATTAGTAGTAATATATATAGTCAGTGGTTCAGGGACTTTACCTAGTGCAGACCTAAACACCTTGATATTATCATAGTCCTCATAAGCATGTATTTCATCAAATACCACTGCTCCAGGTCTAAGTCCGTCTTTAGTCTTAGCGTTGGAAGTATAGTATTTGACTTTTGAATTAGTCCTAACGAATTCAATTTCCACCAGGGTCCTTTTATATGCTCTTTGTAAATCTGTGTTATCTCCTATGGCATTATACACATCTGCAAATGATGTTTTAGCCTGGTCTTCTGACGTGGCAACTATATCAACATTGTAGCCTTTTATACCATTTACATTGCTAGTTGCCCCTAAGATGTAATCACTTACATAGGCATTTTTACCAAATCCTCTACCACTTTCAATGAGGATTTCGTTCCATGCTTTTATGCCTGGTGCTAGGTAAGTGTAGGGAATACAGTGTAAGAACTTCTGCACTGGTGCCAGCTTGTAGGGTCTATATTTTTCAATAGTTTTTATTAATTTATCGACTTTCTTAACATCAACATATATATTCTGTTTCTCTATTTTTTTGAGAATTAAGGACCTTAAATGCAAATTCCATATACTAGTTGGCTGTTTGTCGCACAATTCAAACCACTTATCAAAATACTTACATCCAGTGTTATATTTCACTAGATATCACCGCCAAGCTCATGCTTAACCGTTGAGGTAGACAGGCCTAGCTTTTCAAGGCATATTAACATCTGCTTATTAAGATTAGTTAACATCGCTACTGAATCATTTTTCTTTAGTCCTTTTTCTGTCATAATCTGAACTCCACGATCTCGGATATCTTCTTCAAGCATTATGGTAACTTCCCACATTGCCATATATCGTTCAGCAATATCAATGTATGGCTCTTTGTGAGTTCCATTTTCCTTCATTTGGTCAATTATTGCCTTATGAATTTTATTAGACTTGATTTTCTGACTCTTGTTTAGTTTGAAAACTTCTTCCATGCTATAACCCCCTTTCCTCGTGCGTGCGTGCATGATAAATTTTAGTAAGTATATTCTCCGAGCCCCACTCCGCGTTGCTACCCCTCTCCCAAAGAAATGAAATGATTCGACCCGGGGGGACCCATCAAGCTTTAACATCTGATTACCAACGTTCTTCCGTTGTAAAACTTTTCTTCTTGTTACCCTCAAACCTGTCGTGTCTTTTATTGTGACAAGCCTGGCATAGGCAAGCCACATTGTTTAAACATAAGAACTTACTAGGGTCAGTCTTTAATTCTATCTCATGATGTACTTCTTCTATCGGTGACAGCTTACCTATCTTGGCACAGTCAACACAGTACTTATCCCTAACCTTAGCCCTTGCTCTTATGCCATTGACTCCTCGCCATTCCTTCAACTGGTAGCACCTATATATATTTCCTTCTGCTAACCATTTATTAATCTTGGATAGTAATTGTGGTGTCATTAGATCCATTGCTATTCATCCTCACTCATCACCATAAATGATTTATTCATAGCGTGAACAAAGTCAATTAACTCTGTTCCCTTTAGTTTAAATATATCAATCCCCATGTCTTCTTTTATGATTCTAACGTTATCCTTATTTAAAAGCAGGTGATACATAACTGCAAAGCATACCTCATTAACTTCCCTGGTTGTTAACTTATGATTGACTACCATATTTATAATATCGTTTGTTACTTGGTGTTTAGTCTTTAATTCATTACTCATAAGGTCCCCCCTTTCTAAACTCAAGATACTAATAAATCAACACACCAAAAAAGATAGCCTAGGTAGTTGGCTATCTTTCTTGGAATTATTAAAAATTTATATGTTAAAAGGAGGTATATGAAACTCCCATAAACTAATTGTGGGAAATAGATTGATTGGATATTGTGTAATGTGTTAGAGATTTTTATTAGCCTTTTCTATTTCCACACTAACATATTAACATATATCAATGGCTCATTGTGGCCCATCATTCATATATCGTTTGAATTCTTCCAAGGCCCACCCATGTTTACGCTTAATGTGACTGTAGCTATAATTCATTTCATTGGCTATCTGCATAAGTGAATACCCTTTGAAATATCTTAACATTAATATCCTGACATAGTCCGGATTATTCATCTTATCTATCTTGGATATGGAATCTTGTTTTAAGTCAATTAATTCGTTTATCATATTAGCCATGTCCTTTTCAAAATCATATATCCTAGTAATTATATTGGCAAGACTATCACTGCATGGTGAAGTCTGAACTCTTTCTGACATTGCAGTCGTGCAAGACTGTGCTCTTGTTCGCTCCTCAATTATCTGATCTCGCTTTAAATCTATCTTTGCTTCCAGTACCTGAATTTGCTCTAAATATCTCTTAGGTGTCACAATGAATCCCCCTTTCACCCATTCAGTTTTTAATTAATTATTTGTCCTCAAATCACCCATTGAAATATGACATATCTAATATTCTGTAATATTTCATATGCTATATTTATAAATGGGGAAACATATTGATATCATAGATATTTGACATACATCATAAACGTCAAATTAATCATCAGATATTACACCCCCTCAATATGTAATAATTTAATCAAATTAAAAATAACTCATAGACTCATAAGCATCAGATATTGTATCTTGGTTAATCCCTATGTATCTAAGAGTAATTGACGGCTCACTATGATTAAATATATTCTGAAGCACTGCAATATTCTTTGTCTTGTTATAGTAATTGTAACCGAATGTTTTTCTAAGAGAATGTGTACCAACATTTTCTATACCAAAGCCATTACATGTATCTCTGATGATCTTATAAGCATGTTGTCTTGATATTGGGTCAATACCTGTCTTAGAGTTTGCAATTAAATATTCGTACTCTTCCTTGCCATCAATATATGTATCTAGCTCCTTTTTTAAGAATTTGTTAATCTTAATAACCCTACTTTTATTGGTCTTCTTCTCTTTAATCCTTATACTATCTTTGTCTTTTACATGCTTTACTTGGAGTTTCAAGATATCAGATATTCTTAGTCCAGTATATAGTCCCAGACAAAAAAGTATATAGTTTCTTTTGTTTGTTTTCTTCAGATACTTCAATATATCTTCTAGTTTATTATTGTCTCTTATAGGCTCGACATAATTCACATATCATCCCCCCTTTTCTTATATTTTTTGACAACAAAAAAGAAAGAGGGTTTTTCCTCTCTCTTCTCTGTGTTTATGATAATAATACAAATACTGACTCTTTTACTTAGTTACATGATAACACAGATTTAGGGGCTTTTTGTTGCACATTTGTTGCAACCTTCTGTATTATTTCAGGTCATTTTTCGCACTATAATTTATGATTCTAGACACTTTATGCCATATATTACTACAGCTAACTTTCTAACTGCTGCCACTCTCTTTCTAAATATATTAGACCTCTCGTAATTGGTATATAAAGCTATTTTAGAATCTGGGATATTGTCAAAATACCTCATTTCAATAATCTCTTTCTCTTGATCAGTTAAGTTAGACATCCCTTTTTCAACAAGACTTATATATTTTTTCTCATCATCAATTTCCCTCTGTACTCTCTCCAACATTTCTGACACCTTGACTACCTGTTTGCCAATAGAATCCCCTGGAAATGATGATATCTTTACTCCATCTGTAGATATGGATTTAATACCTCTTGATTTATACTCTTTTATTTCATCCATAGTATTCTCTAGAATCCCAATGTGCCTGATTATGCCCCTATGATTTCTTAATATAACCTCAGTACTCTCAAAAAATTCCTTTTTAACTCTTACCTTTTTCATTGTATCACCTCACCTTGCCCTTACATACATGCTTCTGCACTCCTTTATTATTCAATTGTCCATGAACCATACCGCACCTTGGGCATACATATAAAGTTCCTATGGAACTCTTGCTTTTTATTTTCTTACTCCCACAAAATTCGCACTCATTCGGAAATATCTTAACCCACATAATACCCCTCCTATAATGGAATGTCACCATCATCTACTGCAGCAAACTCTGTCGATGATTCTAGTGGCTCCTCATTCATTTCTACACCTCTCTAATCAAATAAAACCGATAAGAATATTAACATCCAAGCTAATCCCCATCCTATATAAATATAACTATCATTTCTCATGTTATTCTCCTTATATTATAAGTAACTCATATTGCCCCTATCTATGATATCCTTTTGTGTTATATAAACATTTTTTCTAAAGCTGTTTTTTTGACACTTTTCCAGGCACTTATCATTTGTTTTTCGCTTTCTGCCCAGGCATCCAACAAATTAAGCTTGTTTACTATCTCATTTTGTTTGTTAACATCTGTGACAATATCAATTTCCATTTCTTTTAAATTTGAAATCGGAACATTGATATTTTGAATATACTTGCTTAGCCATTTTTCATGAACAGATAATATAGCATAATATAAATATTTACTGTTATATCTTCCATCAAATTCCACTGCAGCATATTTATCTTCAATTTCTCCATCTTCTTCTAAGTAATGCACATCCCCACCTCTGGTTGCACTCACTCCTATATATACAGTTCCAGACTTATATATTCGTCCTTTTTTTACTCTATCAACATTTGCTAAATTCTTTAACAACACTTTCAAGCATATTCACCTCCACTTTTTGAGAATCATTCAAAAACTCAACAGCCTTATTTAATTCACGCTGCACTTCATCACTATTACCGGTCAATTCTTTCATCATAGATATAAACTCTCCCTGAGTCTTAACTATGTCTGTCTGTATTGCCAATAAATCGGCCATAGCAACGTCTAAGGGTTCGCATTCTTCCTTTTCAGATGTATCCACGTATCTTGGAATGTTTAGGTTAAAGTCATTTTTCTTAATCTCTTCATAACTTGCAATATGCGAATATTTTTTAACTTCAAATTTATTTTTGTAAACCGAATCAATTTTATCAATGTGTTTTTCTTCCAGCTTGTTGAATTTATTAATCTTAATAAATTCTCTACTTGCATCGATAAATAATACATTTTTGTCCTTGCGATTTTTCCTAAAAATGACTAAGCAAACCGGTATTCCTGTATTTTGGAACATTGAATCAGGTAGTCCAATCACAGCTTCAATATATCCCTTTTCCAATAACCACTTCCTTATTTCGCCTTCTGCATTCCCTCTAAATAGAACCCCATGTGGTAAGACCATCACCATAACACCATCATCGCTAAGGTTTTCCAATCCTCTAATTATAAATGCATAATCTGCCTTTGATTTTGGTGGTGCTTTTAATTCATCTATTAGCGAAACTGGGCTCCAATTTTGTGAATAAGGTGGGTTTGAAATAATAACATCAAACTTATGTTCAATGTTTGGTGGCGACCCCACTTCTAACATCTGGAAGCATTCCCCTGTTAATACATCCATTTGCCTTACCGTTGCATTTGCTTTTCTTATTATCAAGTTTAATAACAAAAATGCAGTGGCCCTTTTGGAGTATTCCCTGAATTCCATTATCCTTTCATTGCTATTGCCATCTATCAACCAAGGAATAGATAAGCTTCCAGTTCCCGCACAAAGATCTAGCACAAGTCCATCTCTTTTGACCAACTTGTATATAAGCTTACTTATTTCGCCCGGTGTATAGTCCTGTTTTAAGGCCTTTCTGTCACTGTGTTCAGTCTGAAAATATTCTAAAAACAAATCGCTATCCTTGTCGTTAAGGTCTATCCCTTTAGATAATTCATTGGCTATATTCTCTAATCTTTGTCTATTATTTATATATAAATCGATAATTTTATCAGGAAGTTCAAATCCTTCTTTACATTCAAATAATCGATATAATATTTCTGAATTAATCATTGTTCACCTGATCCTTAGAATGGCACATCGTCATCATCTACTGCACTAAACTCGGCCGGTGCCTCTTTCGGTGTTTGTTCGCCCTGTTCAGCCTTTGACTTACTCTCTAGTGCTTGTATATTTCTACCTGCTACCTTTGTGAATGTCCTTTTTTCTCCATCCGGTGTTTCGTACCTATCAACCCTGATAGACCCCTGAACACCTACTAACCTGCCTTTGGTTATGTAGTTAGCTACAAACTCTGCAGGCTTGCCCATAATCTCTACTGGTATGAAGTCTGTAGTAATGGACCCATCCTTATTCTTATAATCTCTATCAATAGCCATTGTAAATGTGGCTACTGCTGTTCCTGATGTTAAATATCTAAGCTCAGGATCCTTGGTTAATCTTCCAACTATAACAACATTATTCATTCTCCATCTCCTTATATCCAATCTCTTAAAATCTCTGGTAGTTCTCTGTTGTGATTCTTATATTCTTGTTTGATTTTGCTTTCAATACTACCAAATTGACTATTTAAAGCTGTTGATATTAAATGCCTGTCAGTATTTGTCAATGATTCTTCGCCTAACAATACATTCCATCGACGATTTATTTCCATTTCTAAATTTCGTTTTTTCCTTAGCTTTTCATCTAGAGATATTAGCTTTATTTTAAATTTTTGTTTTTGATTTTCGTCCATGTTTTTTCCTCCCTTTATGATGGCTTGTGCAATTTTTGCATATCCCACTATTACACTATTCAGTAACCCTAAACCAATACTTTACAAGTCTATCTTCACCAATTTCATCAATTACCTTTTGGGCTATTTCTTCGCTTGCAAAGACTGGACCACCTAAATAGTGAAATTGTGCCACACGTATAAACATCATGTTATCTTCAGTATCACATACAACTATATAATTGCATTCACCATTTTTAAATGGTCTGCTATACTTCCTTAGGATAGCCTCTATCTTTCTTCTTTCTTTTTCAAATTCAGCTTCTTCTCTAGTCAAGAAGACATTCCCCATTTCTCTAAGAACTTCATCATCTTGGCTATTAAAGATATGACAACCTGTACTACCATCAGACCATAAAACATAATATTCTTCACCTTCTTCTATATTCAGATCCCATATACTCTTAGGCTTCTGCTCTGCCTCCACTTTTTTAACAATAAGCTCTTTTATATCTTCCCAGTTGTCATCTACTAGTTTTCTTATATCGTTGTTCATTTTTTAACCTCTCTATTTTCCCTGACTTTCAAGCCACTCTTTTAATTTCTTTAAATGTTCACTATACAATCTTTTTGTTGCGATAACTTGTGCTTTATAATCATCAGTCGGTAAGATATCTATGTATTTGTCTATGCCGCATATTGCTTCTTCCAAATAAGATGCAGCGTAAGTCGCTGTAATTATTTGTAAATTATTATCTAGATCCATATCACTCACCAACACCTTCCAAAGTCTCTATTTTTCTCCCTAATCTTCCGTATATTGGCCCAGTTGCTTTCTTGCCAAATAAATTCATCCCTTTGCTCTCCTAAATATTCACTATCTATTTATAATCTTAAGCCTATTTCATATGCTACATTTACTGTAACTGCATTACCTGCTTGCTTATAAAGCTGTGAGTCGCTTACCCCACTCGATCTTGCTTTATCAAATGCCCAGTCAGGGAAACCTTGTAATCTCCAGCACTCTTTAGGAGTTAATTTCCTAACTCTATATTTTTCTTTGGTATTTTCAGGCATAACCACTTGCGTATCCTCTACTGAAATTATTACTCCTTGATTACATGATGAGGTTAAAGTTTGTGCAACTTTCTTGCCTACCCTACCTCGTCTAGTTTTACTGTCTGGGTACTCTAAATTAATTGAGTCCCCCAAACATGCTTCCGTATAACCTTTTACTGTTGCTTCTTTCACTAAAATAGTAAGTTTATCTACTTTTTTCTTTTGCTTATTTTCAATAACATACGATCCGTTGGATTGTGCCTCTCCATACCTTGCTGTAATGGTATTAGTTGATTTTTCGTTTCTGTTAGGAATTTGTTTATAACTCGATCTGATAGGAAATACTTTTCGTCCACGTTCTCCTCTAAGATGTCCAACAATGAACACTCTTTCTCTGTGTTGTGGAACTCCGTGATTTTTTGAGTTAAGCAATTGCCATTCGACATCATACCCCAACTCATCCAGCGTATAGAGGATAGTTTCAAATGTCTTTCCTTCGTCGTGTGACAATAAGTTTTTGACGTTCTCAAATAACAAAATCTGTGGTTTGATTTGTTTGGTTGCTCTAACAAGTTCAAAGAATAAAGTTCCTCGGGTATCACTAAACCCCCTTTTATGTCCTGCGATACTAAAAGCTTGGCAAGGGAATCCCCCGACCAACATATCAACTTTTCCTCTAAGTTTTCTAAATTCTTCATCTGTAATTTTTGTAATATCTTCTCCAATTAACTTTTCCTTTCCTGTATCATATATAGCCTCATAACTTTGTCTTGCATATTTATCTTTCTCAACGTATCCTATGCAAGTATGACCTGCTTTTTCTAAGCCTAATCTAAAACCACCTATCCCAGCGAAACAGTCTAAGAAATTCATTTTTACACCTCTCTTTATTTAAATAAAACCGATAAGAATATTAACATCCAAGCTAAATACCATCCTAAAACAATGTAATCGACACGTCTCATATCACTCACTCGCACCTTCCAAAGTCTCAATAGCAAAGTCTAAATTCTTCCTGGCTTTCTTTAAATCTTCAAGACCATTCTTCTTCTCCCACCTAAACAAATATTTCATAGCATTGCCACAAGCCCAGTGTACATACCCTTTAGTGCCTAGCACAGATTTTAGGACATCCTTAGACTCTATATCTAAGCCATCTAGCTTGTAATGGGCTGGGCTATTTATCATGTCCAGTTCTTCGTTTTCATCCTCTTTTTGTTTACGCGTTAAATTTTCTAACGTATCAAGCATATTCTCAACAGCCTCGGTTATATTATTTGTCATATTATCCTCCCTTTCTTTTTAATTGTCTTGCAAGTCAATTACTAAGTATTTGAGTTGTAAGTATTCTTCAATAATTTGATTTAAGTGATTTACTGCTTCAAGATGAGTTTTGTATTCTTGAAGCGTATAGTAATCTAGCCCCTTTTTAGCAACTAGTCTTCCCTTTTCTATATAATTTTCTGGTCGCTCATCTGCATATATGCAGTCAGGATTAAATATAACCCCATCTCTATATCTAATAGCCACATTCATATATCCTACCTCCTGTATTTATCACCGATTTCAAATTGCTTGTACTCTTCTTTTGTAACAAAAACTGTTGTTTGGCTTCCAAAAACATCCTTTAGTAAAAAGGAGTACTGCTCTTCTGCTCTTTCAGGCACCTTGACTACTTTCAACTTGCCATCAATCCACTCGTCTCTTCTTTCGTACTTTATCTCACTTGGCTGGTAGTCTTTCTTAATGACTGTCCCTACGTAAGTCTTAGCTTCCTGCTTCACAATTCCATATCCTACAAACACCCCCATATCAAAACTACAAATTAGAGCTACGGCATAAATTTTACATCTATGTTTGTAAATCCATTCCATCATTTTTTCTTTCCCCTTCCAAAAACATTCTTATTAAGTTCATCTTGAAAATATCCTCTCAAATCAACACTTTCCTTTGCTTTTTTATACACGTACTCTCGCTCCTTTCGATATTCCTTGTATTTCAGGCAATTGTCATGACAATTTACATGTCGTTGTTCGCATTTATAGCATGGAGCCTTCACATATAATCACCTAACTTTCGTAGTATGTCACCCTAGTACATCCTGCTGCCTTTGCAAGTGGGTATAACCTTTCAAGATTTGCCCAGATTTTCAAAAATGCAGCATATTCTTTTGTAGACTCTATATCCTTAAGCTGTTCCTCACTTAGTGATTCGAAATACTTTTCTGCATCATCAAACCTTTCAGGTTCTTCAAATATTCTTCAACTACATCCATATCTAATTCTCCTAAAATGGCACATCATTGGCCACATCATCCAGCTCTACAAAGCTAACCTGGTCAACTTTGTCATAGCCATAATCTTTTATTTTATCCCTATCATCTATCCAGAATCTTTTTCGCAGATCATCAAAGTTTAATCTTCGACTAATTCCCTGTTTACCTGTTGTTCTATTCTTAAGAATTCCAATTTTGGTAATATCAGACACATCATTAGTCTTGCTATCAACCTTAATACTCCTAGTTAATATCAACTCATAGTCTGCCAGGTTAATAACTTCACTGGCTCCTGACACATCATGCATGTGATATTTATCCTTGTCACCCTTTTTCTTAGGATGTGCAACCAAGATAATGCATATCCTATATTTTCTGGCCAGAGACTTAAGTTTCTTGGCCAGTCTTTTCTGCTTATCTAGCTCTTCAAGGCCTGAATTGTCAACCGTCATCATATTATCTAGGACAAATAGCTTAACATCCTTCGTTCTGGCTAAATATTCAATACTGACCGATATGTTATCAACACTTGAACTGGAATCTTCTGAATAAATAAACAGTTTATTCTTAATCCACTGCCTTATAGAATACTCTCCATGAGATGTTACATCATAGTAAGAGCCAACCTTTCCCTTAAATTCTTGAAGATCGCTTGGATTAGCCACCGCTCTCATAAACCACTGTAATACATTGAAGTCTGTCAATTCTCCTGAATACAACATGCATCTATGCCCATTCATTATATTTTGGGCCACAATCTGATTAAGCAATGTTGATTTTCCTGAACTTGGTTCCCCAGTTAAGACCGTTAAACTTCCGTATACAAGCCCCCCTAAAAGGGCATCCAGGTCTTTAAACCCAGTTTCAAGACCTGAATTTAAATCTGTCCTTTTGATTTCACTTGCGTCAACAAACAATTGCTCGACACTCCCATAATCAAGCTTGTTAGCTAAATCTTCTATATAGCTTTTAATCTCTGAAGGTGACTTACTTTCAAGACTGTTAACTAAATCAAATACCTGGTCTTTAACTTTTCTTTTGTATGAATTATCTTTTATTTCATTCATATAATACTTAAAATTAGGTGTTATTCCCATAGATGCCATATCTGTCAAAAGACTTACTGGGGCCTGTATTCCCATAGCTTTTAATTCAGCAACCAGACTAACCATTTCTATTGGCTTCTTAGAGTTATGGATTGATAACATGCACTGATATATTATGTCAAAACCCTTGCCAGTTAAGTCTCCAGGCTTTATGCCATCTTCTATAGCCTTTACTATTAATTTACCATCAGTGATTATCGACCCTAAAAATGCCATTTCTGCATTAATATTACATATATCCCCAGTCATCTTTGTCACCATCTTTCTTAAATGGAATAACATTCTTATCTTTTGGTATGTTCATGTAAAGCTTATCGAATTGTTTCCTCAGCTTGTCAGTTGAAAGTATATTCTTGTGCCAAAAATCATCTTGTTGGCACCACCTAATAACAGCTTCAATGTCATCAACGGACCTTTTATCAATTCTAAGCATTTTATCCACATATCCACACCAGTTATCCAAGTTGGGCTCTTTAAATTTAGGATTGTTCTTTTTTATGAGCCCATAAAGAAGATTAGAGAGCCTGAACTCTTCAGAGTCAGGACTATACTTCTTGTATTCTTTATTTCTTATATTCTTGTTAGTGTTTAAAACACAGGTGTTTTCTGTGTTTATGTTGCGTGTGCTTTGTGCGTTTTCTGTGTTAGTATTTTGATACTTCTCCCAATTTTCAATACTTATAACTGTGTGTGTTGTGTGTGTTGTGTGTGTTAGGAAATGTGCGTTTTCTGCGTGTTTTATGGTTGCACGCACAACTTCACGAGTACAGTCTTTTCCACAACAATCTGCAATTTTTTGAAGTGATGTAACACATTGCCCTGGCTCAGTTTTATATTTCACTCCTTTATAAATCCATTCCCTGGGCTCATGATTCACCATGAGTAATAAGGTGATTATCACATCTCTTTGTCTGCCTGTAAGTCCTCTATAAAATTCAGAATTTAAAATTTTTCTATGAACCTTTATCCATCCAGCCATGAAATCACCTCCCCTTGACTATCTTTGAATTTTGTATTACAATATTTACAACAATTATTTTTTTTTTGGATTCGCGTGACTTTTGCGGGTCCTATTTTTTTGATTTTGTATGCAAAAATCATGCTGACACTCCTTCATCCATATAATTACATGCTATTTGCAGTAATTTGATTTTCACTTCTTTACTAATACCTTTAAATTTCTTTAAAGATTTAAAGCCTGTTGAATTTCTTGATATATTCATTACTTTTCCTATACATTTGAAAAAGCCTGTCATTTCATCTTTTTTATAACAAATAACCAACCATTCTGCAGGTGTATGCTCGACAGTAAACTTATAGTCAGGATTCTGAATTGCCTGAATCTCTTGCTTAATTAACATATAATCACCTTCCTTTTACTAGATCTTTCCTATAGAACACGAAACCCAGCAGTTTTGATGACCGCAAGGGAATCTTCTTTTTGACCCTATATTTTCCCTACAGGATTCGCAGTTAAATTCATTAGTCGGATTGTTCATCCAGTTAATATAGTGTACTAGATCCATAACACTCAGTAAGTCGTATGACAATTGACCTCTGAAAGACCCCTTATGGACTTTTATCTTTTTTGCAGTAGGGACATAATCCCTCACCTTTCTACTGTAAACTCTCACAACTACCTCCTTGTTTTATATATTCTGCCATTTAATCCAAGCTATTTTTACATACTCAACACCTATCAAAATGGCATATCCTACAGCCATTATAAAATTATCAATTTCTTTTATTAGCATTCCCCCATAACCTCCTTATATCTATCTTCACCAACAGCTTTTTTGAGTTTTTCAGGATAAATAACATAACTATATGTCCTACTCCTGTCATTTTTCTTGAAGGCTGTCCCAAATTCAAAGGCCCCACGCTGAAGTCCAACCCTAACAAATTGGTCTGTAACTCCAAGCATTTTAGCAGCTTCTGATACTTTAATCTTTGTCATTATTTTCCCTCCTATACAATAATTCAAATGAACTTTTAATCATGTTACCTATTAACTTTTCTGCTTCTTCCCATGATTTCAATTCATAGTCTGAAATTATGCCATCTGATGCTATGCTAATAAGTTCAGCCTTCTTCTTATCTAGGTTTTGTAAGCTGTTTAAAAATCCCAATGTTGAGCAGCATAAGTCCTTATCTTTTAATGGTGGAAGGACCATTGCACCTACCTGGCTATTTTCCAAATGCTCATACGCAAGCTTCATATCCCCATATAACAGGCACATCCTTCTTGCTATGTCATTTGGTGGTATATATGTACCATTTTCATATCTCTTGATGGTATCGATACTGATATTTAAGTGTTCTGCAGCCTTTTCTTGAGTTAGGCCTGCTATTTTTCTGTATTTTTTATAAATATTTTCCATTTTTTACTCCTTGTTTTTACTGACATGACAATATAGTTAAGACTTATAATGCTTTACTTACTCTTGTTAGGGAATACCATTATCCCAATAAAGTAGTACGCATCTGTCGGGAAATCTGTAGATAGTGGTGACCCAATGTAAAATGGTTCTTCAAACGGCAGTCCGTCTTCTACCTGTTCCTTACTCCACCAGATGCAAGGTCCATCATCTTCGTGCCAGTCTTCAGCCTCCCTTAAGGTAAGTAGATCTTCTAAATCGCATAATCTTTCAGTAGACAATAAGTGTGCATAAAATGTGTTGTAATCTCTGTACATCCCTACCAAGTCCACTGAATTTAAGGGCAACAGAGTTGTAAATTGTTTATGTCTCTCTGTCATTCTTTTATTCGCCCAATCGCCACAATGTAAAGTTCTCAAAAGAATACCTCCTATTTTTCTATTAGTGCATTTTCTGCACTTCATTTTAATATTTAGCAATGCTATAATTTTTAGTATATTATTAATCAACTTTTTGGGTACAAAAAAGATCTTCAACGCTTTTATTATATATCCTTGATAGAATTATAGCTTCATTGACTGATATTTTTACGACTCCAACTTCTTTTTTATAGTAGTTAGACTTTGTTGTGTTCAGCTTTTTTGCAATGTCTTCAAGGGTTAACCCATGCTTAATTCTTTCATTTTTCAATATATTCATATCACTTTTATCTCCTTTCTTTAGTTTATTTTAAATCAACTTTATACATATATGATAATTGATTTAAAATAAACTGTCAATAGAAAAATGGAAATTTATGAAACTTTTTTCTATAGGCTTGTTTCTTGTGGTGAAACACTGTAGAATTATAGTATACAAAGCAAGGAGGGATACTATGAATTTGCTTGGGAATAGAATAAAATTACTAAGAAAAGAATTTAACATGACTCAAACTGATCTGGCTAATAGGTTAAATTTAACTAAGTCTAATATTTCAAAATACGAAAATGGAATAGTTGAACCTAGTCTTGATATACTTAGATCAATGTCAGATTTATTTGAAGTATCGGTTGATTATCTCCTTGGTCGCACAAATGTAAGAAATCATCCAGAAACTTTTGCAGCACATACTGATGAAGATATGAGTGATGAAGCAAAGGCAGAGTTGGAAAACTTTAAAGAATTTTTAAAGATGAAATATGGCAAGTAAATGGAGGGGTGTTATGAGTTTATTTAACTTTAAATCTGATACTAAATCAATGGAATTAAGGAAAGAAGATTTTTTTATTTTAGATGAAAATGGATATAGAGTTAGACCCATGAAAGGAAATAGCCTTTTTATGTTTCCTGATGACTATATTGTATTGGATTTAGAAACTACTGGATTAGATCCATTGGTTGATGATATTTTGGAAATTGGTGCAATTAAAGTTGTTGATAATGTAATAGTAGAAGAATTCCAAAGATTTTGTAGGCCGGACGATATATCTATGCTGTCTGATTTTATACAAAAACTTACTGGTATCACCCCAGAAATGTTGGATAATGCTGAAAATCCTATAAATGGGATTAAAGATTTTATGCAATTTGCAGGAGATTCTATTATACTTGGCTATAATGTGCATTTTGACATAAATTTTTTATATGACGAAGCTCTTACTAGAAATATTTCTCCTATAAAAAATGATTTAATAGATGTTATGAGGTTTAGTAAAAGATTTTTATCAGATCTTCCTGATTACAAACTTAAAACAGTAGCACAAGAGTTGAATATAGATTCTGCTGGTTCTCACAGAGCTATTGCTGATTGTAAGATTACTCATAATGTTTATCAACATATTAAAAATGTAATTGGAAATGATGGAAATGCTGCAGACGAATTTTACAAGAGGGCAATAAATAAAAGGAAACCTCTAGACTGTAAAGATATTACTACAGATAAAACAGAATTTGATATTACTCATCCACTATATGGACAAGTTTGTGTGTTTACTGGCACCCTAGAAAAAATGAATAGAAAGCAAGCTATGCAGCTTGTTGTAGATTTTGGGGGAGAAAATGGAAAGAGTGTTACAAAGAAAACTAATTTTTTAATTCTTGGAAACAATGATTATTGCCCTTTGATTAAAGATCCTGATGGTAAAAGCACAAAACAGCTTAAAGCAGAGAAATTAAAAGAAAGTGGTCAAAATATAGAAATAATATCAGAAAACGTATTTTATGACATGTTGGAAATGTAAATTTAAGTAGTTTATAGGCAGGATATGCCAGTATTCTGCCTATTTTTACACCCATATAACGAACATATGTTTTTTTATAAAGGAGGTATTGATGATAGAAAAAATTTGTAAGTACATAGAAGAACAAGAAATTTTAATTGATAATTGCCCAGAACTCAGCAAGTTCAAAAAGGCAGCACTTTACTGTAATATCAATAACAAGAATTTAATACTCCTTAGTCCTGAATTTCATAATAGAAACTCGAAAGAACAGGCTGAAATACTGGCCGAAGAATGCGGGCATTTTGCTACTAGTGTTGGAGATACATTTGTCTGCCCAAATACTTATTCTTCAAAACTAGCAATATCAAAAAGCGAACAAAAGGCCACCCTATGGGGTGCTAACTATTTTATTGATGAGCAGGATTTAAAGAAATATATCTTAATATCTACCAGTGTAGAAGAGCTTACAGACTACCTGGGTGCTACAGACAGGATGCTATATGACTATTTATATTCACTTAGGCATATGGGCCAATATTGGCAGCTCAATGAAAGATTGCTTTTAGACCTGTATAAATTACCTAATTTAGTGATTATAGATAAAGAAGATTTAGAAAAAGGAGTTGATATATATGAGGAACCCTAATGGCTATGGCAGTGTGTATAAATTATCTGGAAATAGAAGAAACCCCTGGGCTGTTCGTATCACCACTGGATGGGATTTTGATGCGGAAAAAGGCAAGTCTAATCCTATTTACAAATTTATAGGATACTATAGAACACAAAAAGAAGCCATCATGGCACTGGCCCACTATAATGAATCGCCTTATGATATATCGGCAAAGACCCTTACTTTTGAAGAGATATATAACAAATGGTCTAGTATCCACTTTGAAAAAATATCAGATTCAAATATAACGGGATATAAGGCTGCATATAAAAGTTGTGAGTCTATAAAAGATATGATTTTTTCTGAAATTCGCCTTGATCAGCTACAAAACCTTGTAGACAAATCGGGGAAGAATACTCCAACCCTAAAGAAGATAAAAATCATGCTAGGGCTTATGTATGACTATGCAGTAATTCATGATATAGTTCCTGTTGAAAAAAGGGAAAAAATCAGGTATCTAGATATATCAAAGCCTGGCAATCCTAATTCTTAAACCAGGACTAAGTTTTCTAGTGCTCAGATAAATAAGGTCTGGTCTGCCAAAGATGATGATATTTACTATAGTGTGGTTTTGATGTTGTTATACTCGGGTGTAAGAATCGGGGAGTTGCTTGAGGTTAAAAAGTCAGAAGTTCACCTTGATGAACAATGGTTTTTTATAGCTAAGTCAAAAACTATGGCAGGAATCAGGGAAGTGCCTATCGCTGACAAAGTGCTACCTTTTTTTAAATATTGGATGGCTCGGGACGGGGAGTATTTGATTTCTACTCCTGAAGGTGAAAATATGACTTATGATAGATTTTATAGAACACACTGGAAAGCTTTGATGTCGCATTTGGATATAAAGCATACCCCGCACTGTACTAGATATACTACGATATCAAGTCTTACGCAGGCTGGTGTAGATGATAGAATTATTAAGCAGATCGTGGGACATAGTGGTAAGGACGTTACTGAGATTGTTTATACTAAAATTGATATGGATGTTAAGCTTGAAGCTATAAACAGAATTTAGGTGATTTTATGGGTAGGAATCAATATATAAATAGTTATATTAAAGACAAGTATGATAGACTAGGGTTACTTTTGCCTAAGGGCCTAAAAAACGATTTAATGACCCTCTGTGGCGATTTAAATATATCAGCTAACGAATATATCAAATCGCTTATAGTAAATGATTTGCAAGGTGGAGAGTCCGTCCTATTCTCTAATAATGGCCATGGAACAGTTGACAAAGAGCTTTTGGATAAGTGGCAAATTCCTAATAAATATAGGCCTATGATAGAAGTCGCAAGCTACTCTAAGAATGATGGCTATTTTGTCAGGCTAAAAGATGGATATATAAATGACACTACTGGGACCAGAATTATACATGTGAATAAATTAAGTGAAATGAGATTAACTATAAATAAGAGTCATAAGGTAAATTTATAAAGTTTCATTTTCGGAGACCTGTTATACGTATAACAGGTTTTTTACTCTAAATTTTTGTTACTAATGCGTTTCTAGCGTGTTACTATTTCATATAAAATATGGCAATCTTATATAAACTTATACAAACTTTTAAAATCCGTACAAACATTGAAAAACCTCGGCATGCATTGTATACCGAGGTTTGAAATATCTGTAAAAAATTGTACGGTTCCTATCT